AGGATTACTATATTTCTTGTAAGCAATATTATCAAGGAATTGTTGGTTTGCTTACCAGACATAGAGTTGATACTGGCATTTGTGTTGGTATTAACGTTTATTCTTCAGAATGGGATCACGTGGTTAGACATTTACACCAGTGTAGTGACCGCGTAGTTGCAGGAGATTTTGAAAATTTCGATGCTAGTTTATTAACTCAAATCTTATTAGCTGCTTCGAAAGTTTTAAACGCTATCGCAAAAGATTTACCTGACTGGACAGAAGAACACGATAAAATTAGAGATGTACTTTTTCTTGATTTAGTAAATTCAGTACACTTGGCTGGAAAAATCTTATACAGATGGACTCATTCATTACCAAGTGGACATTATTTAACAGCAATAGTAAATTCAGTTTATCTTAATATAGTCTTTAGATACCTTTTAATTGATGCAATTCAAAGATTTTATAAGATTATTTTATCAGCAATAGAAATTGATGAAATTTGTAGGGAGCTTAAAATTGTTTCTTATGGTGATGATCATATTGTTGCCATACCCTATAAATATAAACATTTTTTTAACCAAAACACTTTACCAGAATTATTTTCTAGAATAGGAATGACTTATACTGATGAACTAAAATCAGGAAAGGAAATTTCTGATACTAGGTCTATCACTGAAGTAACATTTCTTAAACGAGGATTTAGATGGGAACCAAAACTTCTACGCTATGTCGCACCGCTAACACTAGACACAGTGCTCGAAACACCATTTTGGAGACATAAAACACCGATTCCTCGTAAAATTTTGGAAGATAATGTAGAGTGGGCTTGTTATGAACTTGCTTTACATTCTGATGAAGTTTTTAAATTTTGGACATCTAAGATAACATCTTGTTGTGCTAAAACAATACAATTTATTCCAAATTTATCTGCACCAAGAATAGAGTATATTCAATCTCTAGAAAATCAATGGGACACCATTGATGAATTATGACAATTAAGGATTAAATGTGATCTTACCCTTCTATACAAATACGCATCGTCTCAAAAGAAGGTGTATTGCTATTTAATTAACTGCAGGCTCTATTTAGAGTTACGACCCAAGATCTGCACGAGCAGCCCTCGATTATCTAGGGTAACGATGCACTTGTTAAAGTTTAAGTCGGCTTTAACATTAGAGACTAGACTTGCTACATCTCAACAAATAA